TGCGTGTTCAAGGAGGGCAACCTGCCCACCGGCGAGCGCGTCGTGATCCGCACCGGCCTGCCGGCCGTGTACTGGCGCGCCCTGAACCAGGGCATCCCGAACAGCAAGTCCACGACCGCGCAGGTCGATGAGGCTTGCGGCATCCTCGAGGCCCGCAGCGAGGTTGACAAGGATCTCGCGATGCTCAACGGCAACACCTCGCAGTTCAGGCTCTCGGAGGACAGCGCGTTCCTCGAGGCCATGAACCAGACGATGGCGACCACGCTGTTCTACGGCAACACCGCGACGGACCCGAAGCAGTTCCTCGGCCTCGCGCCGCGGTATTCCTCGCTCTCCTCGAGCGTCAACAACAGCCAGAACATCATCAGCTGCTCGGACGGAAGCCCGACCGCGAACCGCCAGACCTCCATCTTCCTGGTCGTTTGGGGCGACAACACCGTCTACTGCCCCTTCCCGAAGGGCAGCAAGGCCGGCCTGTCGCATGAGGATCTCGGCGAGCAGACCGTCTACACGCCTTCGTCCGCCGGCGGAAGCACCGCGTCTGCCACGGAGCGCATGCAGGCGTTCGTCACCCGCTACCAGTGGAAGAACGGCCTTGTCGTGAAGGACTGGCGCTACGTCGTTCGTATCGCCAACCTTGACGTGAGCGATCTGGTCGGTGCAGTCAACACGCAGGCGAGCAACGCTGCAACCCTGCTCATCAAGCTCATGGCACGCGCTCTGTACCGCATGCCGAGCATGAGTGCTGGTCGCCCCGCGTTCTACATGAACCGCACCGTTCACTCTGCTCTGGCGATTCAGGCCCTTGAGAAGAGCCAGAACGTTCTCGCGGTCAACCAGGGTCTCACGCAGTTCGGTACGCCCGACAACTACCTGTCGTTCCTCGGCGTCCCGTGCCGTCGCGTGGATCAGCTCATCAACGCCGAAGCCCGTCTCACCTGATAGGCAAACACAGAAAGGACACACAACATGATTCTTGACAACAACATGCTGCTCGGCAGCCTCACTCACAGCACGTTTGGTTCAGCCGGAACCTACGACTTCCCTGACGTGATCGACATGCAGAGCAATACTGCATACACGGCGACCGCCAGCGGTTCCGTGTACACCGTCGCGCAGGGATCGCAGAACCGTGACATCGGAGAAGGTACGGACCTGTACTGCATCTTCACCGTCACGACTGCGTTCGCTGGTGGCACCAACGCGACCTTCCAGGTCGTGGTGGACAGCACCGACGATCTGGACACGTCTCCGAAGGTCGTGGGCGAAACCGGCCCGATCGCGCTCGCCAGCCTTGTGGTTGGCGCGCAGATCGTGGTTCGCATCAATCCGCAGCAGACGCTGGGCAGTGCTGCGGTGCGATACCTCGGTGCCAACATTGTCACGACTGGTACCCACACCGCCGGCGCGGTTCGCGCGGACGTCGTGCTGGACATCCAGGACGGCAAGCGGTTCTACGCGAGTGGCTTCACGGTTTCGTGATGAGGTGAACACATGGCAAGAGTCAAAGCCAAGATTCTGTGTTTCGTGGACAACGGACTGCGACAGCCCGGTGACGAGTTTGAGTACAAGGGGTCGTTCAACACGAACCTTGAGTACTTGGACAAGAAGCCGGAGCTGGATCGTGAGCCGGAAGTGCAGGTCGATGCGGTCGCCGTCAGGCGTCCGGGTCGGCCACGCAAGACGGCGATTGTCAACGAGAACGGCTGACACTCTGAACCTGTGACGCGCAAAGGAGGAGGGTCGGGCTAGTCCCGGCCCTCCTCTACGCGCAGGAGAGCAGCATGGCGAGCGAAGTCGAAATCTGCAATCTGGCGCTGGCGCACCTTGGCGATGATGCGACCGTCTCGAGCATTGATCCGCCAGAGGGTTCATCGCAGTCGGAGCATTGCGCGCGGTTCTATCCGATTGCGCGCGACAGCCTGCTGCAAATGCACACGTGGAACTTCGCGTCCCGCCGCGTCACGCTCGCGTCGGTGACGATGCCGTACACCATGTGGCGGTATGCCTATGCGTGTCCTGGCGACATGATGACGGCCGTGGCGGTGCTTCCGCCCGAGGCCGAAAACGACTACGCGATCAAGCCTTTCCCGACCGACATGGCCGGATGGGGTTGGGTCAATGCGCCATTCGTGGGCGCTGGAACATATGTTCCGCAGCAGTATCAGATCGAAACCGATACCAGCGGCAACAAGGTCATCTACACGAACCAAGAGAACGCACTACTCCGCTATCAGGCGCTGGTCACGGACACGACGAAGTTCGACACCTTGTTCGTGATGGCCCTGTCTTGGCACCTTGCGTCGATGCTGGCCGGCCCGGTCGTGAAGGGCACGGAAGGCGCGCAGCAGGGCAAGCAGTGTACGCAGATGATGATGGCGTATCTCCAGCAGGCTCGCGCATCCGACGCGAACCAGCGCAACGTGCGCCCCGAACACATCACGCCTTGGGTAAGCGGACGCTAATCAATGCCTAGCACCCGGCAATACTTCCGGTCCTTCGCGGGCGGCGAGATGTCGCCGGAAATGTTCGGCCGCGTCGATGACGTGAAGTTCCAGACCGGCGCTGCGACGATGCGAAACTTCATCGCTCTGCCGCAGGGGCCGGCGGAGAATCGACCGGGTACCGCATTCGTGCGTGAGGTCAAGGATTCGACCAAGCGCACCAGGCTCATCCCGTTCACCTACAGCACGACGCAAACGATGGCGATTGAGCTGGGTGCGGGCTATTTCAGATTCCACACGCAGGGTGCGACCCTGACGCCGGGGACGCCAGCGGCGTATGTGGCCGGCGGAACGAACGTAACCGTCACGCAGTCCACGCAGCAGGCGGTCACATTTCAGCAGCCGCAGTCGAACACGGTCACAATTTCGATTGCGTCGCCGGCCCAGATCAACTGGAACTCGCATGGACTCGCTGATGGAACGGTCGTTACGTTCACGACTACGGGCGCGTTGCCTACCGGACTGTCGGTTGGCACAAAGTACTACGTTCTTGCGGTTGCAACCAACCATTTCCATGTTGCGCTGACGCCTGGCGGTGCAGCGATCGGAACCAGCGGAACGCAGTCTGGAACGCACACGGCTTCGACGGCTACGCAGGTGATCTGGACCGGGCATGGCAAGGCCAGCGGTCAAGAGTTGTCGTTCACGACTACCGTGTCGTTACCTGTCGGCATTTCGACGGGCACACCGTATTACATCGTGGATCCGGCGACGAATACGTTCCGCATCGCCGCGAGTGTTGGCGGGACAGCCATTTCGACCACGACTGCCGGCACCGGGATCCACACGGCAAGCACACCGGCAATCATCAACTGGGCATCGCATGGCCTCGCAAATGGAACAGCTGTCGGATTCACGACAACGGGAACACTGCCGGCTGGCATGTCCACAGACACGATCTACTACGTCAACACGGCTACGACGAACGCATTCCAGATTTCGACCACGACGAGCGGCGTGTCGGTTGTGACCACCACGGCCGGCAGCGGAACGCATACGGCATCGTTCCCGTACACGGTCGGGTCACTGGTGTCGCATAGTGGGACGAACTATTACTGCATCGCCACGGCGATCAACAAGACGCCACCGAACGCAACGTATTGGTATCCGTTGCCGGCGGGCGTGTATGAGATTCCGAACCCGTATTCGGAGTCGGACCTGTTCGACATCCATTACGTGCAGTCCGCTGACGTTTTGACGCTTGTGCATCCGAATCATGCACCAAGAGAGTTACGGCGACTGGGTGCAACGACGTGGGTTCTGTCAACGATTTCATTTGCGGCACCGCTGTCCGCGCCAGGCTATGTTGAAGCCACCAAGACGGGATCAGGAGCCGGATACACATATTCGTACGTGGTCACGGCCGTCGATTCAGACTTGGTAAGCGAGTCGCAGCAAAGCACATCCGTATCGGTCGATGCGGATTTCGGCACGTCTGGAACGTATGTCACGCTGTCGTGGTCGGCCGTGTCTGGTGCAGCCCGGTATCGGGTCTACAAACTTCAGGGCGGCCTGTACGGTTTCATTGGAGAAACCGCTAGCACGTCGATCATTGATGAGAACATTGCACCGGACATGGGCATTACGCCGCCCATCTACGACACGGTGTTCAACAGCAGCGGCAACTATCCCGGTGCGGTGTCGTACTTTGAGCAGCGCCGCATCTTTGCTGGCACAAACAACGCGCCGCAGACAATGCTGATGACGCGCAGCGGCACCGAAAGCGACATGTCGTATTCGATTCCAACCGAGGACACGGATCGAATCAAGTTCCGCGTTGCAGCTCGAGAGGCGAACACGATCCGGCACATCGTTCCACTGACGCAGTTGCTAGCGCTCACCAGCGCCGCCGAGTGGCGAATCAGTCCGGTGAACAGCGATGTCATTACGCCGACAACGATTTCCGTGCGTCCGCAGTCTTACATCGGCGCGAGCAATGTGCAGCCATCCATCGTGAACAACACGGTGATCTACTGCGCGGCCCGGGGCGGACATGTGCGGGAACTTGGCTACTCTTGGCAGGCAAGCGGATTCGTGACTGGCGACCTATCGCTGCGAGCGCCGCACCTGTTCGACACCTACAACATCGTGGACATGTGCTACAGCAAGTCGCCGCATCCTCTGTTGTGGTTTGTGAGCGACAATGGCCGTCTGCTTGGAATGACTTATGTGCCGGAGCAGCAGGTCAACGCATGGCACTGGCATGACACGGACGGATCATTTGAGTCTTGCACGGCCGTTGCAGAGGGCAACGAGGATGCCGTGTATGTCATCGTCAAGCGGACGATTGGCGGCAACACGAAGCGGTATGTCGAACGATTCGCGACGCGCGAGGTGACGGACCTTGAGGACTGTTTCTTCGTGGACAGCGGCCTGACGTACAACGGAACCAACACGACGGCCGTGACGATGACGGTGACGGGCGGAACGACTTGGGGGCCGGCCGACACCCTGACGATCACGGCAAGCGCCAGCACGTTCATTGCCGGCGATGTCGGCGATGTCATCGTGCTGACGGACGCGAACGGAAACAAGTATCGCCTGACGATCACCGCTTACACCAGCGGAACGGTGGTGTCGGCTCGCACGGACATTACGCTGCCGGTGGCACTTCGCGGCGTGGCGACCACGGTCTGGGCCTGGGCACGTGATACCGTCAGTGGGTTGTCGCACCTCAATGGCAAGACCGTGAGCATTCTGGCGGATGGTGCCGTGATGCCGCAGGAGGTCGTGACGGCTGGCAGCGTGACGATTGACCGGCCTGCGACCGTGATCCATGTTGGATTGCCGTATGACAGCGACCTGCAAACCATGCCCATTTCGTTGAATGTCGATGGCGCAGGTCAGGGTCGATTCAAGAACATCAACAAGGCATGGATCCGCGTGTATCGCTCCAGCGGCGTCTTTGTCGGACCAAGTACCGACAAGCTGACGGAAGCGAA